GACTTCAAATCTTTGGAAACCACAACCTGGTAAACAGGTTATTCGTGTTTTGCCATATAAGCATAATAAGGATAATCCGTTCATTGAGTTGTTCTTCCATTTTGGTTTGAATAACAAAACCTATTTATCACCAATCACATTTGGTCGTCCTGATCCAATTGAAGAGTTTGCTCAAAAACTTAAAACAAGCGGAAACAGAGAAGAGTATCAGATGGCTCGTAAATTGGAAGCTAAGATGAGAACCTTTGCTCCAGTAATCGTTCGTGGTGAAGAAACACAAGGTGTTCGCTTTTGGGGTTTTGGTAAGACGGTTTATCAAGAATTACTTTCAGTAATCGCAGATCCAGACTATGGTGATATTACAGACGCAGTTAGTGGTCGTGATATTTCAGTTGAGTTCATTACTGCTGAAGAAAGTGGTGCTTCTTTTCCTAAGACTTCAATCCGTGTTAAACCTAATCAATCACCTATTGTGGAAGATAAGGCACAGATGGAGAATATGTTAGAAAATCAGAAGGATATTACTGAGTTATATCAGGAACTATCTTACGAAGAACTAACAGGTGTTCTGAACAACTGGTTAAATCCTGATGATGCAGAAACAACTGAGGTTAAGAAAGAAGCGGCTCCTAAATCAGTAGTAGCAGCTTCCGCAGCAAATTCTAATGTTGAAGATGCTAGTGCTGCTTTTGACGATCTATTCAATAAGTAAATAAAGTGTAGTGGGTGTTGAAGCCAACACTAATAAAACCGAGTGTGTAAAAGAGGTTCGCCCCTTACAAAGCCGGACACACCCACTATTTAATTAGGAGAAATATATGTCAGTTAAAGACGATTTAGCTGGAGTTCTCGCCGACTCTTTAAATAAAAAATTCAAAGATTATAAGGTTGCATACTTCTTAGACGGCGCACAAGAAACACCAACAGATATCAAAGAGTTCATCTCAACAGGTTCAACAATGTTAGACTTAGCAATTTCAAATCGCCCTAACGGTGGTATTGCAGTTGGTAGGATTACAGAACTAAATGGTTTGGAAAGTAGTGGTAAATCATTAGTTGGTGCTCATCTACTTGCAGAGACACAGAAGAAAGATGGTGTCGCTGTTTACATAGATACAGAGACAGCAGTAAGTGAAGAGTTCTTAGGTGTTATAGGTGTTGATATGAATAAGATGTTGTATCTACACTTAGAAACCATTGAGGATATCTTTGAGGCTATAGAAGAAATAGTAACTAAAGTAAGAGAATCAGATAAGAATAGGTTAGTAACTATCTTAGTAGATTCATTGGCTGCTGCTACAACTAAGGTTGAGTTAGATGCTGACTTTGATAAAGATGGTTGGGCTACTTCAAAGGCTATCATCATATCAAAGGCTATGAGAAAGATTACTCAAATGATTGGTAGACAAAGAGTTGCTTTGGTGTTTACTAACCAGTTAAGGGTAAAGTTAGGTGCTATGTTCGGTGATCCTTATACTACTTCAGGTGGTAAGGCTCTACCATTTCACGCATCAACTCGTGTAAGACTAAAGAATAAAGGTCAGATAAAAGATACCAAAAAGAATGTAATTGGTATGACTATTCTGGCACAGGTAATCAAAAATCGTTTGGGTCCTCCATTACGAAAAGCTGAATTTCCGTTATACTTTGAGAGCGGAGTTGACGATGAAGGTAGTTGGTTACACGTTCTTAAAGAACATAAGATTGCAAAAGTTGGTGGTGCTTGGTATACTATGGAAGATCATGAAGGTAATGAAATTAAATTTCAATCCAAAGATTGGGCTGAAAAGCTAGAGGATCCGGAGTTTAAGGAACATTGTTACAAAATGATTTGCGATAAGGTTATACTGAAATATACTAAAGCTGATTTAGGAATTGATGATGTAGAGATTACCAATGAGGTTTTAGGTGACTAATGCTAAATACTTATCTATACTTGAAGAAATAAAGCAAAAAGGTGGTGATTCAGCATCAGAAACTGCTAATGATAAAGTATTGATTATAGATGGCTTAAATACATTTATAAGATGTTTTAGTGCTATACCAACTCTCAACGATGACGGTGCTCATGTTGGGGGAATAGTTGGTTTTCTAAGGTCAATAGGATATGCTATAAGAACAATCAGACCTACCCGAACTGTCATAGTATTTGATGGTAAAGGTGGGTCTAACCGTCGAAAGAAAGTATTTCCTCAGTATAAAGCTGGTAGGAATATGTCGGAAAGACTAAATCGTTCTTATGATTTTAATAACAAAGAAGATGAGCACGAATCAATGATTATGCAATTAACAAGAGTCATTGATTACTTAGATTATTTGCCTGTCACTACAATAACTATTGAGAATATTGAAGCTGATGATACGATGGCTTATGTAACTAAGCAAATTCTAAAAACATCAAAGATAGTTCTAATGTCTACAGATAAAGACTTTCTTCAATTAGTAAATCATAGAGTATCGGTTTGGTCTCCTACAAAGAAAAAGATGTATGATCCTCCTAAAGTTTTAGAGGACTATGGAATACCATCACATAATTTTGCTGTCTATAGATCTATAGATGGAGACAAGTCTGATAACATAAATGGAGTTCGTGGATGGGGATTGAAAACTATTCAAAAAAAGATTCCACTTTTACTCGAAGATAAGATACTTAATATAGATGACATTATTAAAGAAGATGAAAAGCTTAAAGAAAATGAAGAAATATTAAGAAGAAATTACCGGTTGATGCAACTAGAAGAGGTAGATATCAGCACTTCTGCTAAAACTAAAATCTTAGATAAAATCAGAGAACCTATAAATAGACTAAATAAAATGCAATTTCAGAAGAAATTCATAGAGGATAGATTATTTGCTACACTTCCAAATATGGAGAGTTGGTTAGTTCAATGTTTTGCTAAGTTGAATCAAATGGCTGAGGGAACGTATGGGAAGAAAGAGAAAGTATAGTTCTGAGGCAGATAGAAAAGCTGCACAGAGAAGGTGGTCTATGGAATACTACCATAAGAACAGAGCAGTTCTACAAGCAAAGGCTAGGGAACGCTATCGTAAGAAAAAACAAATGGAAATTAAAGAAAAGAAAATGAAAGAATTATATGGCGAGTGAAAATTTTAATCAATTTGGTCCGACATTTCAATCAAAGATAATATCATCTTTACTAACGGACAATAAATTCATACAAACAATTAGCGATATATTAGAACCTAAATTCTTTGACTCAGATGCTAACAAATGGTTGACTAAAAGAATTAGCAAATACTTTTATGAGTTTAGAAAGGCTCCTACATTAGAAGTGTTGAAGATAAAAATTAATCAGATGGATGATGATATCTTAAAGGTTTCTGTTATAGACAATCTAAAAGAAGCTTGGAGAAATATAGAGGCTACTGATTTAGAATTTGTAAAGCAGGAGACTTTAGGTTTCTGTAAGAATCAGGTTCTTAAAGGCGCTATCATAGAATCAATAGATTTGTTAGAACAGAAGAACTATGATGAGATAAAAGTCAAAATTGATGAAGCTATGAAGGCTGGTAGCGAAAGAGATTTAGGTCACGATTATATCATATCATTAGATGCTAGGTTAAATGAATCCGTGAGGGAAACTATGCCAACTCCGTGGGATGCTGTAACAGATGTGATGGATGGCGGATTGGCAGGTGGTGAATTAGGTGTCTTGGTTGCTCCTGCTGGTATCGGTAAGAGTTGGTGTCTACAATCATTAGGTGCTCATTTGGTAAGGCAGGGTAAAACTGTTGTTCATTACACTTTAGAATTAAATGAGAGTTATGTCGGTTTAAGATATGATACAGTATTTAGCGGAGTCACAACTTCTAATATTAAATTCTATCAAGATGATGTTCAAAAAGTCATAGATGGATTAACAGGCAAATTAATAATTAAATATTATCCTACTCGTGCTGCTTCAGTAAATACTTTGGCTGCTCATCTAAAACAGATGGAAATACAGGAAATCAAACCTGATGTTGTTATAGTTGATTATGCTGATATTCTAAAACCAACTACATTCTATAAAGAGAAGAGGCATGCTACTGGTGAGACATATGAAAATCTTCGTGGTATGGCTGGTGAATTTAATATTCCAGTATGGACAGCATCACAGGCTAATCGTAGTTCATTGGAAGAAGAAGTGATTGATGCTAGTAAAGTATCAGAGGATTATTCTAAGGTAATGACTGCTGACTTTGTTATGTCTGTAAGTCGTAAAGTAGAAGATAAGATTGCAAATACAGGTAGGTTTCACGTAATTAAAAATAGGTTTGGTGTAGATGGAATTACATTTCCAGCTAACATTAATACAAATACAGGTTTGATACAAGTGCATGAGGCTTCTACTGTTAGTGGTAAAGTAGCTCAAGGCAAGATGGATAACTCAGAAGAATATCTGCGAAAAACTTTATCTCAGAAATATAATGATATGGGCGGATTTGAGTAAATAAGATCTTGTATATATTATATTTAATATAGTGGAAGATAAAAAAAAATAATAAGATAAGGGAAAAACTATGGAAAAATTTACATTAACGGATACATTTATAAATAAATACAAAAGAAAAAAAGCTCCGTTTGGTTTTAATGGTTTGGGTGAATTGGTTTATATGAGAACCTACTCAAGAATCAAAGAAGATGGAAAAAATGAAAGATGGTGGGAAACTGTAAGAAGAGTCGTAGAGGGAACATACTCTATGCAAAAAAATCACATTGATGGACATCAATTAGGGTGGAATCCGTGGCAAGCTCAAAAATCAGCACAAGAGATGTATGAGCGTATCTTCAATATGAAGTTCTTGCCACCTGGTCGTGGACTTTGGGCTATGGGAACAGCCATAACCGAAGAACGAGGCTTATACGCTGCCCTAAACAATTGTGCATTTGTATCAACTAAAACAATAAAAGAAGATTATGCTAAACCATTCTGTTTCCTTATGGATGCTAGTATGTTAGGTGTTGGCGTTGGGTTTGATACAAAAGGTGCTGGTGAGATAGTAGTTAAAGGTGTAAATAAAGATAGAGATATTACTATATTTGAAGTGCCTGATGATAGAGAGGGTTGGGTTGAATCACTAAAGGTTCTGTTAGAAAGTTATTTTCACGGAACTGCTTCTGTAAAATTTGACTATAGTAAAGTCAGAAAGGCAGGAGAACCTATAACAGGTTTTGGTGGAGTCAGCAGTGGACACGAACCTCTTGCAGAAGTGCATGAGAGTATAAGAGAAGTATTAGAAAAGAATAGCGGAGAACCAATTACAATCACAACAATCGTAGACATAATGAATCTAATTGGTAAGTGTGTTGTAGCTGGTAATGTTAGAAGAACAGCAGAAATCGTATTCGGTGATCCCCACTCAGAAGAGTATTTAGATTTAAAAAATTACAAAGTAAATCCACATAGAGAACAATATGGATGGACATCTAATAATAGTATATTCGCAGAATTGGGTATGGATTATACTGCCGCTGCCGAACGAATTGGTGATAATGGCGAGCCTGGATTTGCATGGTTGGATAATATGAGACAATACTCTCGTATGAAAAATGGTGGGGATAACAAAGACCATAGAGTTATGGGTGGTAATCCTTGTTTAGAACAATCATTAGAATCATACGAACTATGTTGTTTAGTTGAAACATTTCCTGATAATCACGATTCATTAGAAGATTATCAAAGAACGTTAAAATATGCTTATCTGTATGCTAAAACAGTAACATTAGGTAGAACTCATTGGAGTGATACCAATAGAGTTATGTTGAGAAACAGAAGAATAGGATGTTCAGTAAGTGGTGTTGCTCAGTTCATTACTAACAGAGGATTAGATGAATTAAAGACTTGGCTGAACAGTGGATATGATGTAATCCAACAATGGGATGATATGTATTCAGATTGGTTTGCTGTTCCTAACTCTATCAAAACTACTTCGGTTAAACCAAGTGGAACGGTATCTTTACTTGCTGGTGCTACACCAGGATTACATTATCCTGAATCAAGGTTTTACATC